GTGTTCTCAGCACCCACAAATGGATTTGGTTGTCCACCTTCAAATGCAATATCTTGAAATCGCTCTTGAATTTTTTCTGATGGAAAGAAAGGTTTAAACTCACCAGATAATAAACTATCTAGTAATCCTTTTGGTATACCTCTTTTTTCAAATATATCTTCTAGTTTGTTTGGATTAACACCTAATTTTATAGCGTTTAATAAATGTTTTTGTGCATTTTTTCTAACATCGAACAAATCTTTATTTGCAACAAAATATCTTTCAATTACATCTTTTGGTGTTTTAGGTTCACCAGATAACACACCAAATTTACCACCAGTAAATAGTTTAGTAGCCTCTGATTGACCTTGTCTAAGATCATATAAATAAAAACCTAATGCTTTCTCTGGATTAACTTTTTCTAATCTAAAACCAAAGATACCTGCAAGCTCTTTTGGAACTTCATAAATCTCTGGTCCTTTTCCTGGTATTTTTCTTATACCTTTTATTGTTCTTTCAAAAGGTGCAGTTGTAGGTTTTAATGTTTTAATTACATGTCTCATTCCAATTTCTATTTGTTCACCAAGTGGTGTTGTATCCGTCCACAACTCTTGACCTTCTCTAGTTCTACCACCTCTTAACATAATATCTGCAAATGCTTCTGAATAGATAGATTCTGATATAAAAGGTGAAGCTGTTTCACCGGCAGCTTTTGCAATACCTTCTATAAAACCTTTTAATAATACTTCTTCATCTTCTATACCCTGTTGTATATTTGTAAGTAAACTTTGAAATGGTCTTGATAATGTATCGTAAACATTATTTTTAGACCAGTCTGTATAATATAACTCTCCTGTATCTGGATCTTTAACAAATATTAATTGTGAATTTTTTGACCATGGTGCAACAAAGTCTCTTGCAGCATCTGCTTCGTCCTGTGTCACTCCATAAATTGCTTGTGATCCTTTAATTAATCCATATGGAATTACACCCATAGCAAATGTTGTACCTATAAGTCTTTTCATACCTTCTGATTTCATAGGGTTTTTACTTGTTATTGGATTTATTTTACCTGTTACCGGATCTCTTAGATCCTTCATTATCTGTTTAAATATACCACCACCTGTTCTAAATACCTCTGATGGCCAGGACATAAAGTTACCAAGTGGAGACACACGCATAGCCCTTACAAACTCACCAACCTTTGCGTAGTTTGGAACAGTATCCTGTACAATCTCTGCTACCTCTCTTTTAAGTGCATCGTCAGATATTTTGATACCTGCTTTTCTGTACAAGTCTCCTCTTTTTATCAATTGTGTTTCGTAGTTTACAATCTTCCAGATATCATCTTCAGCCACATATAAGTCTTGCATAAACTTACCAGCTTTCTTGACACCTCTCGATGTTCTTTTACCCAAAGTTTCTAACATTGGTTTTAATACACTGTCAGTTGCGATATTACCCTCACCAAATCTGATATCTTTCATTAGATTACGAAGATCTCCAAGCCTTACGTTTGTGTTTACAATACCTAATTCTAAATATTCTTGATATTTTTTTTGAGATACTTCTTTTCTTGGTCCACCTACCTGTACAGTGCCAAATGCATTTTTCATTGCTCTTGCAAAAACTCTTGGATCAGAAAGTATTGCACCGTTTGCAATAGAAAATGCTGCAGAACTTAAAAAGTTTCTTATATGTGTGGGTATAGATAGAATTGTTTTAGCATACTGTGCACCTGCTTTTGGTGTTAAGACTCCATATCTCCATGCTGCAGAAAAAGTTTTACCTAACGCACCACCTGTATCTCCTCTCATAAAATCTTGTATTTTAGATACATTTGTAAACCCTTCTGCTATCTCTCTTGTAGTATACGTATTAGATAATCTATTTACCAACACACCATCTTTAAAATATTCTTTTACATAAGGATCCATTTTTACAATATCTGCTTCGGGACCAAACGCTCTCTTTGCAGAAAGTGGACTATCGTGAAAGAATCCCCTTTGTCCAAGTGGCGTATCTGATTTTACAGCTGCTTTCATAGCATCATCCACATCTAGTATCTCATCAAATAATTGATTTTTTCTAGCTATTGCAGACAATCTATTTGTACCTTCAAAGATAGAGTGTCTTACATCATTTATCTCACCAAATAATTCTCTAAATATTTTAGATCCTTTACCTATAACCTGTATTTCTTTTTTACCACCAGGTAGATTTTTTGTTAAAGTCTGTGCAAATGTTTTTAAACCAAATGCATCATCTGCAAGTTTAGATAAATCTTGATACATAAAAGTTGGTAGAGTATCTTTAGATGGATCCATCTTTCTAACCTGTTTTATAATATCATTAACCATACCCTCCGCTTCTAAATCTGTAATGGGGTTTTTATTTTTAGCTGCATATCTTTTAAATAACGCCGTTGCATTTTTTACAGCATCTTTTGTTGGTTTATATTTTTGAAAGAAACCAGACTCTGCATCTTCAAATATTTCAAATGTATTACCAATATAATTTTTAACTCTATTACCCATGATCTTTCTAAGATCTTTAGTGACACCTGGAGGTAGATCTACCTTTGCCCCTGGTCCAGCTGCTGTTACTTCTAATAGATTATTAAATTCTTTTCTTGTTTTATCTAATATATCTATAATCTTGTTGCCAGTAACAGCTCCCTCATCTTTACCCATTCTTTTTATAACAGTGGTCAATACATCCTTTTTAAATTTTGCATCTAAAGGTTTTGTTAAATCACCTTCAAATAAAGTATCATCTAACAGTTTTAAAAATTTTTTTCTTTCTTCATTAGAAGAAGCATTAAAAAATTTTCTGTATTCAGGAAATACTTTGTCTATCTCTTTATCTATTCTGAACACTTGTTCTTCTGCAAAATTAGTATCTCTCATGCCTCTTGCTTTTTGTTTTTGTTTAGCAGTTGCAATCTGCTCTGGTTTAGTTCCTCTAAATCTAAATATAGAAGCTAATTTATCCAAACCTCTCTCTATTCTAGAACTACTATATGCAAGTTCTTTTCCTCTTTTAGCCAAAGCTTTAGCACCAGCACCTACACCATAAACAAATGGTGTTAATAATATAGATTCACCACCAAACTTAACTCTATTCATAAGTTTTCTTGCAGCATCATCTGAAGGGTCCTCACTTATATCTCTATCTAATTGTTGTATAAGTCCAAAATCTGTTTCAAAAACATCTCCTATTGTTCCAATTCTTTCTACATCAGCAACTAATGTTTCGCCCGCTGCACCTCCTGCAACAATCGCAGCGAATCTTTGTTTACCAGATAATTCATTTAATTTTTTTGCTTTAGCTGTACCCTTTTTTACATTTGCTTTTTTATAATCTAGATACTTACCAGCTCTTTTTGCTTTTAATGCTTTGGCAGCCATAGTGGCCGCTTTTGCACCAGCACCACCTGGTACACCTATTTGAATTAAAGCCTCTGTAAGTCTACCCACAGCTCTCTTTTCTGCTATCTCTTCGAATGGATTTAATGTATCAAAAAATTGTTCAACTGATGCTGCTGTATTTGTATCTGCTCCTAAATCAATTAATTCTGCACCTAGAGATACGACACCCTCACCAACTTTAATAACACCAGATGCTAGACCTGCTGCAAATGCAGTGGCACCTGATACTTCGTTATTGGCTTCTATGCTTTCTAATTCTATATCTGTTTCGTCAAAACCTGCTTTGATAATATCTTGCTTGTTTTCCTCTGTGATCTTTTTCTGTTTCTTTCTTCTCTCCTCTTCTTCAGGAGTTAAAGGTTGAAATCTTGGATCGTCTAGGCTTAGAGTAGCCATAGGTTACTCCTGTATTTCAAATGTTAATGGATCTAGTCTGTAAGTTCCACCTGTATTATCAAATACTAAAAAGTCTGTTGTTAACGGATCATATATTATGTCCCCAGGTTTATAGTTATCTGTAGGCAGGGCTATTATCTTTCCTTTATTATCAAATGTATAAGGTTTAAAACCTCTATATTTTGCTAATATATCAGGTGATGCTTCTCTTCTAAATTTAGTTACATTAAATGCACTTAGATCTGGAGATGCTTTTACCGCAGGATTTTTACTTTCCGCATATACTGTTGTTAGATTATTTACTACATTCTCAAATGCTGGTCGAACTTGGTCTGTTCTGAACTCTTTACCAACTTTAAGTTCTGCTTTCTTTTCTATCTGTTCTAATTCATTTTTATTTTTTAATATTTCTACATCAATTTTATTTTGTCTATCTTTATCACCTTCAGCTGCAATTCTTTCATTTTGTAATTCAGCTATTTCTTTTTTTATTCTATTTGCTTCATCTGATTGTTCTTGACCTATATCTGCAATCACACCTTCAAGTGCAGTATCTCTATCTTGTTTTCTTTTTATAGCTAAATTTTTAAATAAATTTTGCGTAGGTTCTTCAAACGCAGAAGCTAAATTAGCTAATGTTCCACCTTTACCTGCAGTTGACATACCTCTTAGTCCACCTTCAATTAATAATTGATTGATAGGATCAATTGCTGGTGCAGAGTATTCTTCTAAAACTGCTCTGATTCTTTCAGATGGTTTTGTACCAACTTCAAAATTCTCTCTCATACCAGAAGTAATACCACCACCTACTTCTCCACCTCTTCTAAACATTGGTCTTTTAAGTGTTATACTCATTATAGTGATCTATATATTCCTGCTAACGTAGCACCTGCACTTAACGCTGTCTGTAAAGGACTAGGTGTTGGTTGCATTTGTGTTTGTGTTCCACCAGGATATCCTGAGATTAGACCCATGATGCCTGATCCTAAAGTCTGTGCTGCACTTATCTGTTGACCAGCTTGTGCTTGTGCTAATTGCTGTGCAGCTGATAGTCTCGCTTGTTCTTGAGCTTGTTGCTGTCCTCCAAGAGTTGACAGTGCTCCTATCTGTTGACCCAACAATGCAGGAGTCGCTTGAGCTAAATTCATTTGTCTTGAAAAATCAGCACCCGCTAATTGTTGTGCTTGGCTAAAACCCTGACCTAATAATTGTGCTTGTAGTGCAGCTCTGTTTCTAGCTTGGTTAGATAAAAATTCTGCTTCTTGTACTCCTTGTCTTGCACCACCAAAAGCACCTGCTTGAATAGCTCGTGCATTTAATGCAGGTATACCCATTTGAGTTTGTCTATCAAATTCATCTAAAGATGTTTTGATAACATCTTGTTGAAATGGTGACATGAAAGCTTGATATGCTGATGGTCCAGTTCTTGCTGCTGCAGTCTGTAAGAACGGTTGAAAGCCTCCTAGTCCACTTGCTAATCCTTCTGCTTGTGTTTGTAATGCACCAGGTGCAGCTACAAATTGTGGACCAAATTGTTTTGTAAGGTCAGCAGTTTTTAATCCACCAACTGCTGTTGTTAATTCTTGTAAAAACGGTTTTGCTGCCGCTTCAATAAACGGAGCCGGTTGATTTATCTGTGTTATTGTTTCTGTAGCCATTAGACTCTTCCTCCGTTTTCTAATTGTTTCATCATGCTATACATACGTTCAGCACCTTTGTTAACGTCACCGTCACCCATTCCTCTCACAGCATCAGCTGTAAATACAAATTCGTTATTTGAAAGCATCGCAGGGATGTCGTCTGCTTTTTCTTTTACACCAACCGGAGGAATAAATCCACCAGTATTTCTAAGGTCTAATTCTGTTACACCTGCAGGATTCTCATTTAATGGTAGACCCATGATCCCTGATGCCTGCATCGCGTTTTGTTCTGCACTATCTCCCATAGCATAACCTATTCTACCACCTTCTGCTCTGTACTCTTTCATATTCTGTTCTACAAGTAAATCTATCTCTCCTTCTGAGTATCCAAGATTTTTATAATTTTGTCTAAGCTCTCTTTCAAGCTCTGCTATCTCTTCTGCAGTTCTACCTTCCCTTCTAAACTCAGGCTCAGGTAATCTTGATCTTTGAAATGCATCTATACCACCACCTATTAAAGAACCTATACCCACGTCAACAAGTGTGTCTCCTATTTTACCAAAAAATTTTGAAGTTTTAGGTCCTTTAAGAAAATTAGGTAATGTCATACCTCTTAAAAAACCAGCTCCTGGTGCAGAACTAAACATTCCAGTAGCAGAAAAAGGTCCTGCTCCAAAACCATACGCTCCTGCAGTAGCTAATAATGCAGCTTTACCTAGATCAGATTTAGCAAATTTCTTTACACCTCTAGCCACCTTTTTAATCGGTTTGGTAATAGATTTAACCAGGCTTCCTAAGCCATATAATTGTCTGGGCATTTGTCCTCGTGATATTGTCATATATTAATTAAACTAGTTTAGGGCAGGTATATTTCCTGTAGTATCGCAGTTTATTTGATTTTTTTACTATCGTCAACACGTTTTGCGTGTTCTAATAGATCAAAAAATCTACCACAATATTGATGATCACCAACATGGGTTATATAGTCTAAGGCATACACATATATCTCTCCACCCATATCTGTCCATCTTTGACAAAAACCAAAGTCCTCACCAAAGTATCTTTTAGTTTTTATATCATGTAGGGTATCAAATAGATTATAGAAATTTTCTTTTTTAACCTCTTTACCATTAATAACAGTGGGTTGATATATCTCTAGTTCTGGGTGATGTTTAATCATTTTTTCAATAACAGATCTTTTGATTAACATACACCCTGTAGGAGCATGAGTTACTTTAATAACCCCATTTTTCATTTCTAATTCATTCTTACCAATCTTAAGAGGAAACACATGCGCAGCTCTTAGCACATCATCTTTTGTTTTAACTATGTCTGTCTCTTTCATTTTTTTCCACATCTTATCTAGATCAAATGTTTTCATGGGATACGGACAAGATATAATATCTTTATCGGCACCTATCATTTTGTAGATAGTTTTAGAATCAAAATCTATATCTGAGTCTATAAATAAAAGATAATCATAATGATCTTTATGATTTAAAAACTCTGCAACACAAAGATTTCTACCTTGTGTAACTAGTGATGATTTAAGAAGAGTATAGCTAACAAGTATACCTTGTTGCATACAGTCTAATTGAAATTTTAATACTGCTTGACAATAATGCATAGACACTTCACTATGACATGGAGTGGCAACCATAATTTTTGCTTTTGGTTTATCCAACATTTCATTTATATTTATAGTTCTTACGTTTGAATCAGAACTAACCTTTTCTATTTTTTCTACCGCGCCTCTATCTTCATTTGTTTCAGAAAACCATATTGGTTTATTGTTTTGCATTTATTGCTCCTTTTAAAAATCTAGTCCAAGCTTGAGCTTTTATATTCCAATCATAAAATTTATTTACATAATTTTGTTGCATTTTTAAATGTTGATTTATTCCATCTGTATCTAACATTTCTGCAGCTGCATCTATTCCTACCGCAAACTTTCTAGCCAAATTTTTATAATTATTAGAATACGGCACGTACATTGGAAATTCTGCACCTGTTTCGTAGATAGCTCCATAGTTTGTGGTTATGCAATATAAACCTGCAGACATTGATTCAAGTAAAGATATACAAGATGTCTCTTCCCATATACTTGGATATACAAACATTCTATAATTTTTTAAATTTTTCTTTATGTATTCGTTTGATTTATAACCAATGTAATTTACGTTTGGTAATTTTTCTGCTTGTTCATATAGTTCTTTGTATTGGTGATCATTCTGTTCAAAAAATGATTGACCATATACCTCACAAGAAGAATACACATCTAAAGTAATCAAAGGATTTTTAACTAATTGCATCGCACCTAACAACACAGATAGTCCTCTCCAAGGTGTGCAATGATGAACAATTTTTATTGGGTCACCTTTTTTATAAACAGTAGGTATAGGTTCTACATTCTCAATACCATTTTTAATTACAAGACATTTTTCTCTAGGTAGATCAAAATTTTTTGTAAACTGTTCAAAGTTCCAATTAGAATTAAATACATACCAATCATATTTATTGTGATTAGATTTATCTTTAAACCATGGATTTAAATTAGGTTGATCCCAAGAATTTTTTTGCCAGAGTATATTTATCTTTGTTGGATGTAGTGGTGTCTTTTCTGGTACAGAGGTACAGATCTCTACCTGATTAAGTAAGCTATGTTCAACATGCTTTCTTAAATATTCAAATTGTAATTCTGTGCCACCTCTAGGGCTTTGGTTTCTTATTTTCATTCATCACTTTCTGAAATACTTCTAGACCTTTATTAGTAACTTGAACTGTAACATCTTGTACGATATCTGGTCCTTCTACTTTTTCTTTATGCACTTCTCCTGTCTTAGTATTTCTATATGTTGTTATAGTTGTACACTCTATCTTTGGTATGTCTTTATCCATTTTCTTGCGATCTATCTATTAAAGCAAAACTTATCAGACCTTGTATTTTACTACTGCCTGTAGCCGCTTGAACAGTTATAGCATCTCCTGCTTCTAAATTCAAGCCCTGTGGCGTAGCATTTACTTGCGATTTAGCCGCTACGTCATCTCTAAAAAATTCATACTCAGTGTTTGAATCAGATGAATCAACAAAATTCATGTTCACCGCAATGGCTGATGATGCATCATTATTTGCACAATAAAGACTTTTAACTATAATTGTTGCATCAGTAGGACATGTAAGCACTGTAGTCTTAGCCGTACCAGTTTGTTTATAACCTTGATTTTGATATCTTATTGTCATGATAGAAAATAATTAAAAGCGTCTTGTTCGTTTTTTAAATCCTGTTGAAAAGAAAAATTAAGTTGATTTTGTAAAGTACTTAATGACTCTAATATCTGTCTTTGATTTTCTTGATCATACTCTGGTTTTGGTTCAGGTATATAATTTGTTACTTTAGCCATTACAGATCTAAAATACCACCTCTTCCTGCAGCTTGCAGTCGTGAAAATTCTTCAAGACTTAAAGGATTATTAAGTGGAGCATCCATTAAATAATTATCATAATCGCTTAAAACAGTTCTGTCTGTTCCTATCATTGGTCTATCTGGAACTAGACTCATATCATTATCAATTACAACATTATCTATTATATCTTTTGGTGTTGTAAAAGATGTTAAAGATATTTTAGGATCATCTTCAAAATCTTCTGGTACTTGTCCAAATAAACCTAAATTATTAAATTGAGACATATCATAAGTTGGTTCATTAAATCTTTTACCAAAACCAAGTCTTTGTCCGAGACCTCTTACTAAATTTCCTATAATTCCACCGCCGCCAAGAAAACCTAAAATGCCACTACCTCTACGACCAGCCCTAAATGCAGCTGGATTAAATGCTCTAGCTCTTGCTATCTCTGCTGGAGATACAACATTTCTGCTATCAAAAAAACCTGGATTAACTCTTTGGCCACCACCTGCTGCAATAAATGCATCTCTATAACCTTCTAAACCTTTATCTCTAACCCCTGGTGGTAAGTTTCTTCCAGGACCTTCAGCTCTTGTATTAGCTGTGGTTCTACCTGCCTCTGCATCACTTGTTGCAGCACCAGACATACCTGTGTCTCTTCCTGGATCGCTAGGATCATCAAATGATCCAAAACCATCTAGACTCATAATACCTGATGGTCCTTTGTTAACACCACCTTTTAGTGAGCCATGTAAATCTTTTTTAACAAGTAAATTTTTTTCTGCTTTTGTAATATATGCTAATTCTGTTTCTGGACTATCAGGACTAGATTTCCATTTTACTGGAGCTGTAACTTCTTTTTGTTTTCCTAGATAGTTTTTTACACCACCTTGTACTTCATAACTTATTTTTTTATCTATTGTCATTATCTTCTACCATCTGGTTGTGCATCAAGTCTTAGAGTGCCATATCTCCAAGTTTCACCTACAGCATCATTCTCTATCTTAAGAGCAACAAGTCTTCCTCTTGCTCTAGTATCTATCTTATCAGTAGATGATGTAATTGTAAAGGGACCAAGTGGTGAGCCTGCGGCTGTATTATTTGGGTAATCATTTAATAGTAATGTAATTTTTGAATTACCTGTAAGAACTTTAAAATCTGGTATAAATCTTTTGACAGACATAAAAAACTCACCATCTCCTCTAAAATCAGCCAACCCTGTTGATTGACCTAAAGGACTTCGTCTTTGTGTAATATCAAAATCTCCAGACTGTATAAATGCATTAATTGAAGTTGTTCCTGAACTATTGACCTGATCTGTGCCAACCTCATGAGCATAATATATAGATGCCCCATGAGTATTTGTAATTCCTAATATATCAGGAAATACAGGTAATCCTGTTTTATTATATTCAGTTGCCTTTGGTGTATCAAAAACTCCAACATCACCATATGTTGTTCTTGCTAATGATGAGGTAGTCCAAACGTTCTCTCCATAATTATAAGTCACGCAACGATCAATCTGATCAGATCCATCTTTTGCATAAAACCAATTTACTTCACCATAAAGAGTATTGTGATTTGCAAAAACAATATCACTAGCATTAAAATTTATACCTAAATTATCTCCGTCTGTTGTGAATACAAAATCCTCAACAAGACATGGTAATGATTTTACTGTACCATCAAATACAAAAAATCCACCTTGGCCTGACATCCAAAACACCTTACCATCAGAATAACTTAATGCATGTTGACCCATCAATCCACAATTTGAACCAACCTGTCTAACACTAAATGTAAATGGCGGACCAACGAATTGAATTACATAAGCAGATGTATCTGTTAAAACTAAAGTATAATCCTTACCAGATACAGCTCCAACTATTTTATTTCCTTTATCTAATCTAAACGTACCCGCAGTGTTTGTTGCCGTTGGTGCGTATGTATTTAAATCCTCTTGATTTGAGAATCTAATAAACATCGGATCTTGTGTTGTTGGATCACCAATAGTTGTTTCTGTTCCAAAATGAAATAGATGTCTATCCCTGTCTGATACTTGTGTTAATCTTGATGCTGTTGGATTAGCTGTTGTTACAAAATTAGTTGTTGTTTGTGAAGCTCTGATTCCTCTTGGACTTGATGCTCCAGCATTCCATGTAAAAGTTTTTCCATCTCTAATAGTTGCAACTAGTACTTCTCCAAAATTATCTAAACTCCAGTTTCCTGGATCTAGAATTACAGAACTCGTAGATCTTTCTGTTCCCCATGTTTCAGCTCCCCAAGAAGATGTTCCCCAACCATAACCTGCTGTTTGGTCAGTAGGTCCAACAATAACGTATGGATTAACTGTTGCAGCTCCGGCCGCTGTCATACCCGATCCACCTTCAGCACGTGAGGCTTGGATTGTAAAACTGTCTGTTGCTACTGTTAAAATTTCATAAGCCTTTTCTAATTCTGATGCTGTGAAATCTGATGCTCCTGTCACTGTCACTGATGATAAGGTAATATATCTTCCAACTAATAAACCATGCGAACCTTTATGTATAGTTACCGTTGTTGATCCGTTAGTTGTAGAAATCGTACAACCAGTTATGGCTGTATCAAGTGGAGAGATATCAAAAAATTGTTCACTGTAATATAAAAATAAACCCTGTGATGTTCCTATAGCTGCATATTTTTCACCAGCTAAAGATGACCAAGAATGTTGAGCCCTTGCAACTCCTGGTAAAGTTTCTCCAGCAACACTTAATTGATTCCAACCACCTATTTTTTCTGGTAGTCCATATCTAAATCTAACAAAATCTCCGTCGACCCATTGGGACTCTGCTCCCGATTCTGTGACCATCTTGTTAAATCCGGGCTTGAAATTTAATTTTTGTAGCATATAATATCTTATATATTAATTTTAAAAAGAATGAAATCGTAAAATGATAAAGGTAATAAAAAACGTTTTAAGTCTACAAGATTCTTTTGAACTTTATGAGGGAATCATTAATCAAAATATGTGGAATCTTAATAGAGCCTCTGAACCAGGAAAACCAAGAGGAGCTTTTCCAGGTGTAACTTTTTTAGAAAATGGTGAAGTATTATATAATGACCCTTATTGGATTGGATATTTTAATTGTTTATATGATAGAATAAATCAAGGATTAAGTGAACAACACAATTTTAAATTAGCTAGAAAAATACAACGCATCTCATTAAACGCTCAAAATGATAATCACTATACAGAATTTCACGTTGATACAGCTACTGGAAAAGCTCCCTCACATCATAGTATTGTGGGATTTTTAACACCTCAATGGGCTGAAGATTGGGGAGGTGAATTAAATATTGAAGGCGAAATATTTAAATATTCACCTGGAGATTTTGTACTATTTGATTCTACTAAAAGACATCAATCACAAGAAATAAAAAAAATACCTTATTGGAGAATATCTGTAAGTTATATGACATTAAACGTATAAGAGGAATTAAAACATGTCTGAAAGAACTGTAAATATAAATAATTTCATAGGTGTATATGATGGATACATTACACCAGAAGAATGTAATAACACCATTAACTTTTATGAAGATCAAGATAAGTTTAAAAATACTATGAATAGAATAGAATTTGAAAATTCACCAATCACAGAAAAACAAGATCAACAGTATTTTGCTGGACCAAGAAATTTAAAAGTTTGGTGGGAAAATATTAAACCTTTATTACATAATTTTGATATGGCATGGCAACATTATAAAAAAAATACAGGAGCTGGTGCAGGTTATAATCAAGAAAAATTTTTTTATACTGAAGTAAAAATTCAAAAAACTTTACCTACAGAAGGATATCACGTCTGGCATCTAGAACATGGTTCAGGTTTTGATAATGAATCTAGAGCTTTTGTTTATACTATTTATCTAAATGATGTTGAAGAAGGTGGTGAAACAGAATTTTTACATTTTTCAAAAAGAGTTAAACCTAAAACTGGTAGAATAGTTATTTGGCCAGCAGCATTTCCATACGTGCATAGAGGAAACTCACCATTATCTGGTGAAAAATATATTTTAACTTCTTGGCTTTTATTGAGATGAGTATGATGTAGGTCTAGGGCCTTTTTCAGATTCGTCTCTAGGATCTTCGTCCCAATCAATTTGTAATTGTTCTAAATGCGCTGAGTCCCATCTGCTTATAAATTGACCAATATCTCCTAAATTTGCATCTGCATAACTACAATGAGGAGTTTCATCTCTGTGTTCTACTTCATCAGAAGAATTAGAAGTTCCGTATTGAATAGCCCAGATATTAGAAAATTGTGATTGATTCCAAAAAGTATCATCATCAATTGTATATCCGATTCCTTCACTTTGTTTAATGATCATCTTATCATCAAATACTATTGTCCATGTTGCGTTTGTTGCCATCTTTTCTCCTACGTCTTAATAATATAAATAATTGTTAAAAACGGTTGTACTACCGAAGTTGCACTACCTGTAAATGTTGCACTCATGTTATGCGAGTGACCAGTACCAGAACCTGTGCTAGTCGTGTTTCTAGTTTGTGGTCTAGCTGAAGTATTTTGAGTATAACCTGCTCCAAAACCTTGGTTCGGGTGGTGACTACCCCAGTTAGTTGGTTGCATAGCGTGACTGTGAGATGCAAGTTGTGCAGTTGTTAAAGTTGCGTTAGCTGTTGAACCACCTACTGTACCTGAAGCGGCTACCGTATTTGCTCCACCAGTTGATGCTAAAGCTTTAGTTCCAGATTTACCCATTGCAACGTTATCTTGAAGATCAGGTAAAGTAAATGTTGAAGATCCATCTCCAGCTCCGTAAGTTGTACCTATGATTGCAAACAATGCAGAGTAAGTAGATCTTGAAACGTTTGCACCATTACACTCTAAGAAACCTGTTGGCACTGAAGAAGAAGACCACGGCACAATAGTAGCCGTAGGAATTCCCTCGATACCAGTAAGATTTGCTCCTGAAAAATCGTATCTTGTTGCTTCGTAATTTGCCATATTCTATTTCTCCTTAAATGTCCAACCTGTTGTAGCGTCTCCTGAAAAAACTAAACAGAAACCAGCACCTTGAGTATTGACTACTAAATCAGCTGCTGAGTTAGCTATATTAGATCCATTTCTTCCAACAGTCAATGCGTTACTATCAAAATCATAACCTTGATCTACAAATGAAACCTCATCACCTGTTGAAGGTGATGCTGGAAGTGTAATCGTTACTGCTCCACCATTTGTATTTACTAAAAGTTGAGCACCAGCTTGAACTGTTTCTGCTGCTGAAACTACTCTCCAGTTTCTTTGCTCATGAAGTTTTACAACATTAGTTCCGTCAGAATATAATGTGTAATTATTTCCTTCACATAAAGCTACGCCTGTTCCAGATGCAGTTTTAAAAGTTAATGTATTTCCTGCATGATCACAAGCATCTTGAACTTGATAAGTTTTTTCAATTGAGTTTGGAATAGTTACGTTTAAATTTCCTGCTAGTGTACCTGTTAATTTAATAACATCATTTTTACCATTTGATACGGCACCATTTGTGAAAGTTAAAGCTCTATTAGCGTTTGTTACGTTAAAAGTTGTAAAACCACCAATAGCTTGTTCTAAAATTAATAAGTTTGTATTTGTAATTTGACCCCAAGTTCCCGAGTTTTCACCGGTTGCTTGTACTGTCAGTTTTAAATTAGCTGATGTCGAGTTTGCCATAATTTAAATTCCTATTTGTGTTAATTTTACTAAAAATTAGAGTTTGTGTCAAACTCTTTATGCAGCTACTTCCTGCCAACCTGGAGGGTCTAAAGGTGCTGAGCCTGTGTTTACTTCATTCCAGATTAGAGCACTACCAGAACCTTGAGCCATAGTCAAGGCATTTCCTGTAACCTGTACATCTACATGAATTACAGGAGTAACAGAGGCTACTCTAGCTAAACCTGCTAATCCTGTTACATCTACCTCTTGACTCGGAACAGCTACCATTGTTCCTAAATTTGCAGTCATTGCAATTCCATTTGGACTTGCGCCTGCTCCTGCTTGACCTTCAAGAGATCCTAAATTAGCAGTCATTAATTGACTTAATAAGTTTGCATCAGGTGCAGGATCTATTTGACCTAATGTTGTATTAGCAACGTTTAAAGTGTTAAGAGTTAAGTTAGCTGTACCTGTAGCTGCCAACGTTCCAGCAGCTGCGGTCATTCCTATACCTGTAGGAGTTGCAGTTGCAAACTGTCCTTCAACACCCCAAGCATTTTCATTCCAACCTTGTCTACCCCAACCTGTTTGGTTAAATGCATCTAAAGATCCAAGACCCATAACTGCATGATTGGTTGTAAGCATTGCATCAGGACCAGCATCAACATTTGCTAATGCACTAGTCATTGGAAGACCAGTTTGGAAGATAGTAGTTGCAATATCTATATCTTCATTTCCAAGTGCACTTGTCATTCCTATTCCTAATGGAACAGGAGTTACATCAATTGAAATTGTTTCGTTACCTAAAGTAGATGTAATAGGTAAACCTGTTGGTAAAACATTACCCTGAATACCCCAAGCATTGTCTCCCCAATTTTTTGCACCCCAACCTGCATTTATTTCTGCTGTAATAGAAACAGAACCTAAAGACATTGACATAGTGTCTTCAGGTGTTGTTGGAACTACAATCTGATCTGGATTACCCCATGCTCTAGCACCCCATTGATCTCTACCCCAACCTTGCTCTACTGTTGAATCGGTGCTTAGAAATCCTGAACCAGTGGACATACTAATCCCTGTGAGAGAAACGATGTTATCGACACCCGTTCCCCATGAACCAACGTTCCAGGTATTAGTTGACCAGCCTGCCATAGGATTTTAACTCCTATGAATTAACCAGAGATTCTTAAAATCGCTGCTGTGGATGTTGGGGCTGGGAACTGAATAGTGAATACGCCTGATGTCGCTGTTTTATCTCCTCCAAAATCTAATGCTGCAACAGCTGCATTAGTTGCAGTTGCTGAAGTATTATAGATTAAAGCTCCTCTAGCAGTTAACGTTACACCAGTAAAAGATCTGTCTGCAAAGTCAACTCTTGCGACACCAGCTGAAATAGAAGTTCCATTGTTAACAAGTAGTCCGCCACCAGAAGTGTATTGACCACTGTTAGGAACTTGGTTCCCAGTTGTGAAAGAAGTTGTTGCTGAGTTTAGAGTAGCTGAAGAAGTATAAAGAGCGATCTTAAACTTATCTTGTCCCGAACTAAAGTTATGCTGACCTTCCAATAATTCTTTTTTGAAAGAGTTAGCAATTGCCTGTGTTATAGCCATAGTAGTTTATCTCCTTATATTTATTTACCACCGATACGAGGAACACCAGATTGATATTCGTCGCGTCTTCGTCTTCCCATTTGTTCTATTGAGAAGCCTTCTACCACCTGTTTATACTTTCCTTCGTATAATTGCAAGAGATCATTTGGCCCTTTCAAGAATGAAAATGCTTCAACTAAGCATGCATACAATAAGCCATTGGGAAAATTCTGACTAATATATGTTTGTGTATTTGTACTTGATAATGTCTCTGGTTTCAAGATATAATTTAATTGGATCGTGAAAGTGGCGTTTGGCGTTGGAGCTAATACTATCGTATTATTATCCCACCAGCTGTAATATTTTGGAACTCCCTGAGCACCCTTTGGATTAAATTCAGACATAAAACTTGTATCTCTCCATTGTAAAAATTCTCTATTATTAGCTTGTCCCACACCATCAGAGTCTACAATCTGAGCTGATCTAATAATCATGGTATCAGCAGGTGTATCAATAAATCTTGTTCCTGAAATTACTTGAGCAGTTACATATTTTTTATTTGCATCAACGTCGACATCTCTCATTATTCTTAACTCTGCATCTCTGATAAAATCATTTATAATAGAATCAGTTAAGACAGTGCTTGACACCTCTGTATAATCTCTAATCTTTTGTACTAATTCAGCATACGTCATGATATTGTTATTGTAACCCTCCCTAAAATAGCCTGTGCTTGTCTAGCTGTGTTTACAGCTGTTCCATCCTCAGGCACCATGCTATTTGTATTTGTACTAAAAGAAAATGGGGCTGGCAAGGTTAAATCTACAGCGATACCTCCACCACCTCCAGAAGCAAGTGTAAAAGTTTGTGGTCTTGCATTTCTTAAACCTTGTCCATCTGCAGTGGTTGGTTTTGGTTCTAACTGTGGATGTTTTGCTTCAAACTCAGATACATGCACTCTTGATCCATTCCACTCTATTACCATTTCCGAATATGGAAATGCTAAACCAGAACGGTCAGATATAAATTGTGCATATTTTCCTTTTGATAAATTAGACATTTGGATAATAAGTTTTTGGGGTTATGAAAGAACTTGAAGATGAACCATCTTCTTCTAACGCTCTTTTTAATTCATCTTCGTAAAGTAATTTTAATTGTTGTACAAGTGGTGGACTAAATTTTTGTGCTAAATAATATGCAAGTCCAGCAACCATACAAGGCACAAATCTATAAGGCACATCGGCCTCATTAGTATAATCGCCTACATCTTGAATTCTTTTTACATAATAATAATTTAATTTATTACCGGCTTCAGAAGAACCTGGTGTTAGATATAAAGTTATAGTAACTTTATCTATAAATCTTTGCACATAATATTGAGTTGGTACACCCGTACTTGTTTTATTAGAAAGACCTTGATAAGCAGATCTATTTATTTTTGTTAATGGAAAATCAGTATTATCAGAATTTCTATAAACTGCTTCTAAAACATCATCTACTCCAAATACAGCAGTAGCATCAGATGTTCCATCAGCTGAAGATCTAAACATAGTGTAAACAGCTTGACCACTAACTAATGTAATATCATTATTTGCGATTTCCCAATAATGAAGACCACGATTAGCCCATTCTTGAAACATTATATTTAATGAACGTCTGGCTGTTTTTATATCATTACCTGAATAATCAAATCTACCAATTCTCTCATAACCCTCAGTTATAATATCATCAATAGAAAAATTTTTTTCAAATACCGTAGTTCCAGAAGTAGCCATTAAGTATTACTTCCTCCACTATGAAAAACTGTACAACTTGTTATTTGTTCTGTTGTAAATCCTACGTGAACATCATTCTTAAAAAGAATTCCATCACCTGGTACGTCTACTTGATAAGAATCTGCTGTTGCAGGGCTTTTAATTTTAATTTTTATAGTGCCTGTTGCTCCACCGTCTCTAACAACTAAGTCTCCAGACGTAGCTGTATTTGTAAAATATATTGCATAGACTCGAGTTCTACCACTTTTAATAGTAGTAGCCTCAGCTTCTGTGAATGTGCTGACTACATCAACCATAATCTAACTCCTTATCCTGCTGTTAAGCCTGGACCCGAATACTTATCTGTCAATAAAGTATATGCAGAAACATTTGTTTTAGTTTTACAAAAAATTCCTTTTGGAAATAAAATTCCATCTTCAGGAAAAGATATATTAATTACATCTCCCTCTGGAACATCAAGAATTAGTAATGTTGTTCCAGTATTAGAAGTAGTTGTAAGTTCTAAAACACCTGCACCACTACCATCAGAAGCAACTATAATTCCTCTTAGTCTGATAGGTTGTGAAACAATTGCAGAAGCACCTGCTGCTGCAGTGGATCTCGTAGCTTGTATGTCACCTTTTGATGCCATTTATTTTTCTCCTTAAAATTTTATGCGGGCCCGAAGGCCCACATTAAATTATTTATTATGATCCACTAAAAGGTGTAGCGATTGAGCCTGCACCAATTAATAAACCTTCAACCATGTAAGTGTTTTCTGCAGTTGCAGTAAACTTAATTCTTGAACCAATTAAACCACCTGTAGTAGCAGTTCCAGCTTCTCCGTTTAAGTTTACAATGTCATTTGCTGCTGAAGGTACGAAAGCTTTTTTCGAACCATCATTAACACCAATCATAACCGCACCCACAAACTTGTCAGTTCCATCAGTTGAAATTGTTCCAGTGAACTCATCAATGAAAATAATTTCAAAAGTTGTACCAACTGTGCTTCGGTTGTTTGGATCTCTTCCTGGTCCTGCAGATGCTCCGTCAGCACCACCAATGATTGATGGTAAAGTGATAGCTGTAGGTGTTCCAGCTGGATCCATAGTACAGATTCTGCCTGCGTGATCTGCTACAGTTAAATTAGTAGCTAAAGTCAACGCAACAGTTGATCCTGGTCCTATTGATTGGAATCCAGCACGTGATCGTACCGGACCATCAAATGTAGTATTTGCCATAATTATATCCTCCTAGTTTCCGAACGTAATCTCTAGGCCGTCGACTATACTCGTTTACGTTCTAATTAATTGTATAGTAATTATTTTATATACTAGTTTTGATTAGAGCGCAAGAGAGCCTGTAATGTGAATGTGATTTATTCAACGATGTAGCTTTTTTATTAAGTAGCTACTGAAACTTGTGGAGCTGCACCTTCAATAAGGTTTTGTTTGTGAGCTACAGCTGCTTCTGCAAGCTTGATGTCAGTGATGATCTGTTTTACTTTGTCATCTATTCTGACCATCTCAAGAGTATATTTGCCGTTATTAATATGCTCCTGCTCCCACTTCAACTCCAAGGACCTTTTTTGTTTGTATAGGTCTTGTATCATTGATAACCTCCTCATAGGTTATTCTGTTAACTCGGTCATCATATGAATTTCCGAGATATTCCCAGTTTATACTCTTTTCTCCCAATTTGTCAAGGATTGCTTTTTCAAGAGAATTTGAGTTATCTTCAGACTCTACTTCAAATCTACTGTGATAATCATAGGCCCAGATATTTACTAAGAATTTTTTCATACGTCTTTCTTGCTACTTTCTAAATGAGGCGGAACTTTGTTCCGCCTCAAATAATTAGTTATTATACACCTTCTACACCGAAGATACCTCTAAAGTCAGAACAGCCAAAACTGTATCTTTCTCTAGCTTTGTATCTTACGTTACCAGTATCGAAGTCACCTTCCATAGCAGTCTTGATAGGTGCTCTGTCAAAGTACTTCATACCATTTGGTACGTCAGTGATAATGTAGAACGCATCTGGATCAGTTAAAAAGTTATTAACTCTGTAACCTTGTGGGATCATTCCCATAGACACAATTGCGTTTACATCATTATCAGCTGTACTTGTTCTACCTTGAGATTTCATTAATCTCTCAGCTGTGAACTGAAGCTCACTAGGTACAATCATTTTAACACCTCTTGCAGCTACTTTAAGACCTCTCTCATCAGTAAATGCATTAATGTCAATCAAAGATTGCTCTAATGAAGTTTCGTTCAAATCAGCTTGGTTAGCCAAAGTGTTAGCAACTGTTCCAGCTATTGTTGGGTGTGCAGTGTTAAATAATGAAACACCGTCACCTGTATCAAAGCCATCGTTAGTTGGTAAACCTTGTACTAGTGGTACAACCGATTTAACTTGTTTAGTGTTCGCCATAGATCTAGCTAACGCTTTTGTATATCTACTAGCAAGTCTGTCATACAAGTTATCCTCAATCGCTTCTTCTGTTATCGCAAAAGCAAGAGCCACAGTTTCGTGTGTATATCTTGCAGTGAAAGTTTCTTGAGCATTGTCAAAAGCAACTCCACTTCCTTCTGGTTTAACATGAGCTTGAGCAAAACCTGATAACATAACTTCTTCTTCAAACGCTCTGTCTGAAGACTCAGTAGTGTATATTTCAGCGTGCTGATTCTCATAACGTTTATATTCCAGGCCGAATAAAGCATTCAATCCTGGCTCTAGTTCTTTGACTAGTTGTCCTCGTGATATCGCCATAATTTATCTCCTTATTCTTATACGTTACCTAGTGTTGATTTTAAGGCATGTTCGTTGATCATTACAACAAAGTTTACGTTCGATGAACCTAAATCATTGTTTACAGGATCTTTTGAAACACCGATAATTCTAAGTTGAGCAGATAAAGTATCATTCATTGAACTATCATCTAACTCTACTTTAGATACATTGTTAGCAGAATCGCCAGCAGTGTATAGAATGTCAGCGTTTAAGAACACGTCTGTTTGTGCTGATGCAAGTGTATTGTCAGATTGTATTTCAAATCTTTCATACGGATCATCAGAAACGAACGCAACAATATCGCTAGCCACTGTTTGAGTGTAGTGATTTTGAAACGTTGGTTTTTTAGTAGTTGAGTTGGTAAAAAAGATACCGTTAAGTGTTCCCAATAACTCATCACCAGCTGCTGCTACACCGATTGTTCCAGTGTTTAAGCATTTAACTGGATCTTGAAAAAAGATGGATCCAGCTTGGTTACTTGCTATTGAATATTCACTTAAACCTTGGTTATCTCTATTTTGTCCAACTTTCCCTATTGCTCTCAGTCCGAAAGCGGCATCTTTATTTGCCATAGTCGTTGTCCTCCTTAGACATTGTTAGTTTAAGTGTATTCTTAATGGTTTAGAATTCGTTAAGATTTCTTTGAACCACCAAAAGTTACACGTGTCTGTCTATCAATATTGATAGGCATACTTGAGTGCTGTTCCTTCATAAGATCGTTGTCTACTGCATCAACGTTGTCTTTGGCCTGCTGTTTATAGTAGTCCGCACGTTGTTTAGCAATCTCATTCGGTACCCTTGCCAGCACAAGGCCACCAACTCCGATCACTCCCTTGTATTTACCATCTTCAACAATTGGAAATTCTGAATCTGGATATTCATCAGCTCTTACTAATTCGTATCCTGATCTTATTCTTCCTTGGATATTTTTAGTATCCTGGAAGCCTAATGATTCAGCTCTTAACCATCTATGCTGAAATCCTGTTGGCGCAGGGGGTGCATCTAAAGATGACGGTGGAGTCCAGACTTTTTTCTTAGCTTCTTTTTCTCTAGTCTGACTCGCACGAGAAGTTCTTTTATCGTTATTATTTTCCATATGCTTATACCTCCTTCGTGATTTTTAATTGTTTCGCATATTCTTCTAGTGGCACTCCTAATTTTTTAGCGATTGCTACTTGTGATGAAGTGAGTCTCACAGTTTTGCGACCAGTATTTGTACTTCGCTTCGCACTAGCTACTGTTTGTACGGGTTTAGTCGAAATTTCCCCTTTATCTGATTTAGTTGTATCAAATTTGTGTGGAAATTCAAGTCTAATTCTTTTATCAATTTCTTGATAATATTCATCAGACTGTGGATCATAACCCTCTTGTTCAGTTAGCTTCTTATGTAGATCAAATGCTGTATAAGTCATAGCATTGTCTGTACCAAACCAAGTATTTTTAGCTGCCCAAGCTTCCGCTTTTGGATCTGGAGCTTGCTGTGGTTTAGTTTTTTGATCTAATTTAAGCTCTGGTTGTTCTTTTTTGTTTTTCTTAAACTCTTCTTGAGCCACTTTCGTCTCTTCGAGTTTTGCTTTTCTATAACCCAATTCAGATATTGCAGTTAAAGCTTCTGCTTCAGCGGATAAATCATTTGCTTCTCGTGCCGCTGCAAGTTTAGCTTGTGCTGCTTGAATACCTGATGTGATACTATCTTCAGTAGATTGTAAGTATCCTGGTTCAAGCTTAGAGATTTTAGCTTCTGCTTGCTCTCTTAATTTAATTTGAGCTTTAGCATAGTCAGTAGCTTCATCTGCTTGTCTTTGTGCTTCTCTCCATTTATGGGTTAGTTTAGCTATTCTTCTCTGAACTGAGTCAGAGTATTTTTCTAATTCTTTCTCGTCTTTAGACTCTTCTTTCTTTTCTTCTAATTTAGTCTCTCTTTCATTTTCGTATGTTTTATCCTCAGGTGTTTTCTCACCTTCTTCAACAACGGGTCTTACCGTTGGTTCTTCTTTTACTTCTGGTTGTTCAATTTCAGCTGAATCCTTTTCTTCAGGAATATCAACATCCATTGCTGGACCAGATGTGTCTATTTCTACTCTATCGTCTTTTGGCATAGTATCCTCCTCTATGATTAATATTGATGAAGTATATCTTCAGGTTTTTCGATGGTTGCTAAAACTTCATCATCATTTAGCAATCTTACTTCCCCGCCATCGATCTGGATTCTTGATCCAGCATATCTTGCAAAGATCACCCAATCACCTTTTTTACACCAAGGTCCTTCAGGAAATTTTTCTTTGTCATAACAATGTGGACCCATGGCAAGAACAAGACCACAAGTAGATCCTACTTGTTGTCTTTCAATTGTATCTTGTCCAAGATATAATCCACCTTTGGTTCTTTCTGGCATTTTAAATGGCAGAACAAGTAATCTCCATCCAGTAGGTTTAGGTAATTTAGCTGATTCTTTTGTTTTTAGACGTTCATAACCATCAACTTCTTTTTGATGATCTTCTTTGTATTTATCTAATAATGCCGACTTAGTTTTTGGGACCTTTAAACTCGAAGACATTAGCGGTTTTTTCTCTGTCATTTTTTTGCTCCTTTGGGTTTAGCAGGTTAGAGATTTCCTGTGATGTTCTTAAATAGGCATGTGCCTGTCCCATCATATACTTGTATTTCTCCATGTTGTCAACACTTCCGCTGATCATAGAGTCACCGATATTTTGATAAGATTCTTTTAAGAATTTTTGTATTTTATTTATTACCTCTGCTTCTTCTAATAGCATTTTTACCTCTTTTAAAAATTGCAGCGACTTGTGATTTACCCATAACTTTGGCTCGCTGTTCTCCAACAGTTAGGATTTGTATCTTTCGTGCAAAAGGTTTACTTACACGTTTTACTTTTGCAACAGTTGCTCTCGCATCTGCTGGTGTTGCAAATTTTATACCGACGGTATCTTTAGGATTCTCATCGGTATATAATCTTCTACCAGAACCCTTAGGCTTTTTTCCCGTTCCTTTTTTTGGATCCGCCATTTATAGCTCCTTTCAACATCTTAGCTTGTTTAGTATGAGCCTTAACAGCTTTGCCCAATCCTTTTATTACTTTTCTTATCTTTTGTTTTTTTAACATTTCCATCTCCTTCTTGCCTGACGTAGTCTTGAATTAGGATCTCTAGCAGCCTTTGGAAATTTTTTCATTTGTCCTGCGCTTCTTGCACAGAATGATTTACGTCTTTTGGCAGCTTTTGATCCAGGTTTTACTTTACCCGTCACGGCTGTTTTTAGTTTTGAGCCAGGATTTAGTCTTCTATAGGCTTTGACCCCGGCTTGTGTCATACCTGCTCCAGACTTTGTAGGTCTAAAGTTTTTTTTATTTCTTGCAGGCATAGTGCCTTTAGAAAATTCTGCTCTTGTTTGATAATCTGTTCTCATTAATCCAACATACCTTTGTAATATTTAGCATAAGATTGATTGTTTAATCTTACGCCACCATATTCAGAATTAATTGCTGGACCATTGTATGATTGCATACTACCGCCTGTAGATGCTTTTTTTCTTTTTGCAAATGTTGGAACATTTGTTGGTTTACCACCAACACCTTGTGCTTTACTTCTTTTCCTTGC